GGGGGGGGGCAGAAAATTACTATCGACTTCACCGGGTGCGGAGACCTTTACGAAAGGCTCCAGCGCGCGGCCTTTCCCGAGGACCGCACGGTCGAACTGCAGGCTCGACACTTTATCAGGCAGTGTTTGCCGGAGTAGCCCATGCATAAGCCCATTTTAATTGGAAACAGGGAGAAGGCCCTCATTCACGTGGCCAAGGCGCAGCTCGGGCTGTCGGATGAGGCCTACCGGGAGATGCTCGCATCGGTCGGCGTGGCATCTTCCAGGGACCTGACGCCGCTCCAATTCGATGAGTTGCTGCGGCGCCTCGAGGCCGGAGGCTTCAAGGCAACAGGCAGGCGCGGAAAAAAGTCGGCAACGCGGAAGAAGGCGGCCCCGGATCGCGAACCTCTGCTCAAAAAGATCGAAGCGATCCTGCTCGATACCGGGCTCACCTGGGAATACGCGAATGGAATCGCGCGGAACATGTTCGGCGTCACGATGGTGCGATGGTGCAACGCTCAGCAGCTCTGGAGGGTTGCGGCCGCGTTATCCATTTATCAAAAGCGGAAGGCGAAGCGGGCTGGAAAGGCAGCGGCTACCGAAGGAGCGGGAGAAAAGGAGGGCGGGAAGGATGGAAAGCCAAGCTAAAGAGGAACGGATCAGACGGATGCATCTCCAGCGCAAGGGGATCACCGAGCGGCATGAACTGGTGACAGAGGAGCGCCTGGATGAGATGGCCGAGCGGTTCATTCGGCTTCGCGTCCGCGAACTCACGCGCGTGAGCTTTAAGCAGTACCTCGACAACCCGGAGTGCTACGAGGCGTATGCCGAAGCCCTCGAGGGCGGCGGCGGGGTGCAGTTCGACGAAGAAACCTCACGAGCACTCGTGCTAATTCCCCGGGCGCTCATCGGACAGACCTACTGCATTTAGGAGCTGCGTCAATGAGCGCGGAACATGAACTGAAGCTGATCAAAGTGCTGGGGCAACATCCGGGCAAAAACCGGGCGCTGGGGGCCGGGGCGCTCTACCAGGCGGTTTACGGCCTGCCCTGGCGCGACAAGATTCGGGACACGCGGAAGCTTCGCAAGCTTATCACCGATCTGCGCAACGAGGGCTATCCGATCTGTTCGACCTCGGGCGCAGAAGGTGGCGGCTATTACCTGGCGTCGGCGGGATCCGAGCTGGACGATCATTGCCGGAGGATTCATGCGCGAGCCATGCGGCTCCTCGTTATGGAGAGCCGGCTGCGGAAGATGGCCCTCCCGGAACTCATGGGGCAGATATCGACAGCGCTGGCAAGGGCGATGAATGCATAAGGAGAAGATGTAAATGGGAGAACCGGCAAGAAAATTTGACTACCCGACGCTGCGCCACGTCGAGGCTGATGAGTTGCTGGCGAAAGCGGCGCATCTCACAGGCGCTCTAAAGACTGCGATGGATGCTTTTCAGATCGAGCATGACAAGCTGGTCATGAAGCACAAGGAGCATATCGCTCCCGTCAAGCATGCGCTGGAAGTCCTGGAGAGGCAGATCAAGGCCTATGCGAAGAAGCACCGGGTGGACCTGTTCGAGGGGCGCGACCGCATAGACCTGGCCTATGGAGCCCTGCTCCGTAAAGAAGAAAGCCACGTCAGGAAGATCCGCGACATGCTGCAGCGCCTGGAGGATGCCGGCGCGAATGACGGCATCAAGATTATCAAATCCGTCGACTGGGACGCGATCGAGGGCTGGACGGACGAGCGGCTCATCGAAGTGGGTACGGAGAGGGTCAAGGCGGAGAGTTTTGCCTATGAGATCTTCCAGGAGGCGGATGAAAAATGAGACGCGTGCTGGAGGTTGCCGACTTCGTAATTTGCAAGGAATGTGGGCAGTTGCGGGCATGGGGGGGGTATGTCTTTCCTGTTTTCCGGATGGCTTGAAGCGGCTTAAGGAGACGGATCCGCATTGTGTTCGAAGCAGAGAGAAAAGAGGGGAGGGGCATGACATCGAGCGACATGGTCTGCTGCAAGCAATGTTCGGATTTTGTGCAGAAAAGCGGGAGCGATATGGCCCTGGGGCGGTGCAAATCAAATCCGCATGACGGACACCAGGGCCAGTGGCCCTACCGTCGGCATCGGTGCAAGTCTTTCGTGCGGTTGGGCGCTTCGCGGTCGTCCGGGTCGAGCGGCCAGGAATCGGGAACGGAGGTCACTTGGGTGTGCGGCGCCTGCAACGGGGACGGTTCATTCACTCATGACGACTTCCTGAAGCACCTGCAGACGGTTCACGGCTTCGACCCGCGCGGCCAAAAGGGTGAGAAATCCCTGATCTCCCACATGGATGCCGCGGATCAATTCCTGAACATCTATAGCTGGAAGATCGGCGGGATCACGGCTGTGCAGACGGTGTGCACGCCGAGAGGGAGACGCAGGTGAGGCTCGTATGCCCATCGTGCGGGGCGGTGGCATCACTTGAAGCGTGGCTCTCGGACCCGGACTGGAGGGAAATGATCGAATTTCTTCCGAGCATCCCCGGGCAAATCCAGCGTCGTGCAATTTCTTACCTGGCCTTGTGGCGGAAGAACGGGAAGGCGCTCAACCCGGCTAAGGCGCTGAAGATCCTCAAGGGGCTGAATGAACTGGTAAGCGAAGGGACCGTCCACTGGGAGCACGGCGAGACAAGGCCTGCGCCTCTGGAGCTTTGGGCCGAGGCGCTGGACGCGACTATCGAGAGCAGGCCATCGGGCCTTGCCAATCACAATTATCTGCGCCACGTGGCCTGGGAAAAGGCTGCTGGGCTGGCCTCCAGGGCTGAAGCCAACAGGGAGCGGCAGAGACAGCACCGGGCCGCCCATGAGGAAGAAGCGCCTGCCGGCGAAGATGAGAGACAGGCAGTGGCCGAGATGCTCAAGGGTTTTACGGGGAGGTTTCGGGGGGGCAATTAGACCTGGAGGGGGAACCGACAATGGCAAAATCGCCGAATGGGGGATACAAGGACAAGATGCGGGACGACTGCGTGGCCATCTTGGTAAGGCTGATAAAAAGCAGGAGGATCCCTATTGACGATCTGGCAAAAGAGCGGGGGCTCAGCGCCAGGTCCGTCTACCGCTGGGTTCGGTCGTTTTCTTTTATCCTGCCCATAACGGTCCGGAGCGGGGTGGCCATTATGGGAGATGAAGACATTTCTCTCCAAAAATTGAACTAAGCCAAAATTTTTTTCATTACCTCAAAAATTTTTTTTTCGCCATGACACCCCCTGTCATGGGAATGCGCTATACGTGTGCCCAACGCGTTCCCCAGATCCTCGCTCAAGGAGGAGGTTCGTTTTCCCCCGGGCCTCCTCCCCATCTTCCCGCGAAGCGCGGGGGCGGAGGAAAGGGAAAAACAAAAAACAGCGCTATCCCAGGAGAGAAAAATGAAAGATTTCAAAACCCCGTCTTACCTGATCTGCATTCTGATTTTGTTTCTTGGACTCTTTTTTGCCTTCACTCCAATAGCGGAGGCCGCCACATCCTGGGTCTTCCTGGCACCTCCGGGGATCGGCAGTTTCGTGGATTCAAAGGGAAACGTCTGGACCCCGGATGTAAACGGAATGGTTACCGTCACCGACTCGACCCTTGTTCGCGACTTCCACAACGCCGGGTTCATTCTCTTGCCGTTGATATCCACACCGACCGTCACTCACAATTACAACGCGGGAGCCACGGACTGGACCCTTTCGGCGACTGAAGCCCTGGCCGCGGACTTCCTGGTTACGAACGCCGGGGGAGCCATCAACGCCGTTTTGCCCTCGGGATTCCAGAAGGTTTTTCACGTCAAAAACACCTCCGGCTACACCGTCACCTTCAAGTATGCGAGCGGCGGCACAACTACTCTAATAACCGCCAAGCAGGCCGTGATGTTTGCTGACGGCACTGCGGTAATGACCATTGTCGCGGCCTATTAGGCGAAAGGGCTCACCCATGACCTCACGCGCTCAGCTAGCGCAACGAGTGGGCACAGGGGCCGGGGCGACCCGGCCCCCCACGGCCCGTATAAAGGGACGGACGATGGATGCGGAGAAGCTGAAAGCCGAGCTGATCGAAGACGAAGGGTACGACAGAGTGCCCTACAAGGACACGAAAGGCATCTGGACCGGGGGCATAGGACATAATCTCGAAGCCCACGGGATACCCCTGGAGCAAATCTCCGAGTGGCTTAGCTCGGGGATTCCCGAGGCGACCGTCGATGAGTGGTTCATAGACGATATAGCTTCGGCGACCAATATCGCCCAGGCGATCTTCGGTGACCTCGAAGCTTTGCCGGATCCGGCCGCGCGAACGCTCGTCAACATGGCGTTCGATCTCGCCTGGGAGTTGCGGGAGTGGCATCACCTCGTTCAGGCCGTCCGGGAGAGTGACTGGCAGGCTGCGTCGGCAAGCATCCTGGCCAGCAAATGGGACCATGAGGGCAAGGGCGCCGCAAATCGGTGCGAGCGCCTGGCCGCACGAATAGGCAGTTCCTAAGCAAGGGAAGAGACAACAAGGAGGGAAAGAGATGAAAAAGATCGCAAAACTTTTATGCTGTGGCGTTCTGGCGCTCGGCGTGGCGGCTTCCGGCTGCGCCAGTATCGGCGTGTGGTCTTCCGATGCACAAAAACAGATCGCGGAGTACGTGGGCTGGGCAAACCAGTGGATCGGGGGAGCCCTCAAGGCGGCTCCGGCCGTTCTTGCCGAGGCGACGACTCTTTTCGGAGCAAACAACCAGGGCGTTAAGGATGCCAACGCTGCGCTTACAGCGGCATCCGGTGCGCTGGAAGCTCTCAACTCAGCGGCAAATGCCGGTGCCGTGACCAATACGCAGCAAACCAATATTCAGGCGGCCTGCGACGCGATTAACAAAACCGTCGGCGCAGTGCAGCAAGCGATAGCGCAGGCCAAGGCCATCCCTCCCGCAGCCCCTGTTACACCGGCTCCGGCCACAAAGTGAGGTGTCCTATGCGGCTACGGTCTGTACTTATTGTTGCTCTATTGTGCCTGGCTGGTTGTGCTGGTCACGTGCCTCTTACTGCCGAACAGGTAACTGTAAACGGCAAGGTCCAGACTTATGTCCACGGTGGGTACGCCAACTGGATGGGCGACCAGGAAATGGTCTTCGACCGGTACGATGATTCGGGGAAGCTGCAGCACGCGGAAACCATTACGAGCACAGGCGCCATGCACACGATGATCCAGGGCCTTCCGGCAACGGCTGCCGCCAGCACGGTGACCGGTGCGGTGCTGCCCCTTGTGCTTCCGAGCGCGTCAACCACAACGAGTGTCAAGGTCAACACGGGGTCGAAATGAGGGAGTATCTGAACTGGCTGCGGTTTGAACGGTGGTGCATGTGGCAGCACATGTCAGGGCTTCCCGGCGCGACCATTGGCCGGTGCGGCTGGTGTGCGATCGAAGAGAGGCGGCACCCCTTGTGGGCGCTCAATAACCCGTGGAGATGAGTATGTGGGACCTCCTTAAAAAGCTTTTGGACCTGGCGATCTACTACCGCAAGGATCAGGCCGCGGGAAAGCCTTACTGGCAGGACCCGGCTTTTGTGGGCGCCGCGGTGGGCATTTCCGGAACATGCCTCGCAAAGTGGGCCGGAGTGGATATCAGCGGCGATCTGCAGGCTAAGATAGTCGGGGCCGCGACGGGAATCGGGATGCTGTTTTCGCCTCATACCGGGATCGTTTCGAAGCCGGCGGACAAGCCCGCGGAAACACCTTCCCGCACTTACATCGGAGAGGGGAAGGTTCCGGACACGGCCGCTTCCCGGCAATGGGTGCCTCCGGATCACGGAGCGCCGTAACTCAAAACCGGAAGCCCCGCCCCGGGCGCTGACTTCGAGGAGAGATCAAATGGGATCCGGCACATTTCTGACGACTCAGGACATTGTTACCACGGCGCTGCTCATCCTCTACCTGATCGAAGTAGCCCTGGGGTTTTCCAAAAAAATCAAGGCCAACAATACGTGGCAGCTCGCAAGGGACCTTGCCGCGGGCGCCATCGATAATTCTGTCGTACGGGAACTGCCCGCTCCGCCTCCGAAGCCCGGCGGGGCGGCGCTTAAAACCGAGTAAGTTCAACCAGGAGGGAAGTGACATGGGTGTTTTTCTGACTACGCCGCCCGTAGCGGGGGCGACGCACTTTGTGGTGGATGGGATTGGCCAGGACGGGCAGCCGATCGCCGCTCAGCCGGACGGGTCCCTGAAGGTCGAAGTCGATGCCCTGGAGCCTGGCGACTACAGGGCGCAGATTTATGCCGGCAACGTGTGGGGCCTTTCGGCTGAACCTTTCGAATTTCCGTTCAACAGGCCCGCCGCGATAGCCGCTCCGATCGGAGCGCAACTGGTCGACGCCTGATGATTGGGCGCTGAGGGCGCGGGCCGGGGATTTGAGGGGGTTCCCGGACCGTGCCTCTGGGCGCCCGGTTACCCGATACGGAGGCTCTGCATGGATGTAGTCGACCTGATTCTCAAATTCACGCCCATCGTTGGTCCGACCGGTGTTGTTTTCCTGCTCTGGTACTGGTCGGACAGATCACAGGCAAGGGCGATGGCGGCGTATCAGAATACAATCCTCGCCTATCGCGAGGACACATTGGGCTGGCGCAGAGAAATCGAACATCAGATCGCCGAGCAGAGGCGCCAGTATGATACCAACGTTGAACTGGTGAAAAACTACGCGAAGGTTGCCGACGGCCTTGAGAACCTCATGTACCTGAACACCCAGACGATCACCAGACTGTGCGACAAGGTGGACGGCAACCAGTTTTGCCCGATGGTGAGACAGAAAGGAAAGGCATGAACCTGGAACTTGCGGCGGCCAAGGGAAAGATGGCGGACCTCAAGCCACGCATCACCGAAGCCGAAATGGCGATTGAAGAGGAACGCAGGCATCTGCGGGAAGCAACAGGCGCCCTGATCGGGACACGGGGACTCGATTCGACGCGGATCCTGTTTCTTGCGTCGCGGCTGGTGAAGGCAATCGAGGACTTGAAGGCGCTCGACGCGGAGGCCTCCGCGATCCGCGAGGAGTACAACCTGTGAACCATCGCGAGCTTGTCCTTTCAGCGCGCAAGAAGGCGCGATTTGCGTTTTTGAGCCTCCCGGAGGAGTTGCAGGACGAAGTCGTGGAAGGGTTAGACAGCCAGGCGATGGGGCTTGTGGAGGCCTCCGCGCTGGTCAAATCGCGCGGCTATAGCCTGAGTCACGAAGCGATTGCGGGCTATTACCGGGCGGTTCGAACCGAGCGCCGGCTTCTGGAGATAAACCAGGAGCTTTCGCGGGTGATCAAGGAATTTGCCAAAAAGCCGCAGAAAGAGGCCCTGGAGTCGCTGGTCAACCTAGTGATCGCCACAGCGGCTACAGGCTTGGCCGATGGTTCGGTGGGGATCAAGGACGTGGACCTGGCAAAGCTGGTCCTCGTTTCTTCGTCCTATGCAGGCAGCGATGCCGCCGCGCCTGGCGGGAAGGATCGGCAACCCGGGGCGGGCGGTGCGCATGAGATACCCACCGCCGAAAAGATCAAGCAGTTCAGGGAGATGCTGCTTTAATGGGCAACGCGAAGATCATACCTCCAAATCCGAACAGGCTCTTTTTGCCCTACCAGGAAGCCTGGATCACGGATCAGTCGCTCCTGAAGCTTATGCAGAAGGGGCGCCAGATCGGAATCTCCTGGTCGACCGCAGATGCGACGGTCGAACGGACGGCGGCCAGGGAGGCCCGTCACGATCAATGGATATCTTCAAGGGACGAAATCCAGGCGCGGCTCTTCCTGGAAGACTGCAAAAAATTCGCGAAAATATTCGACGCCGCAGCCAGGGACCTTGGCGAGGTGGTGATTGATCCCGTGAAGAGGATCAACGCCCTGGTCCTCCACTTTGCAAACGGGAAGCGCATCTATTCGATGTCGTCAAATCCCGACGCCCAGGCAGGCAAGCGGGGTGGCCGCGTGCTGGACGAATTCGCGCTGCACCCCGATCCTCGCCTCCTCTACTCCATTGCCGAGCCGGGTACGACCTGGGGCGGCCAGCTTGAGATCATCTCGACCCACCGAGGCACGGATAATTTCTTCAACGAACTGGTCGAAGAAATCAAGCATTGCGGCAATCCCAAGGGGTTTTCGCTCCACACCGTTACACTCCAGAACGCCCTGGACCAGGGCTTCCTTTACAAACTCCAGCAGGTGCTTCCCCCGGGCGACCCGCGCCTGGCGATGGATGAGCAGGAGTACTTCAGCTACGTCCGCAGCCGCTGCGCCTCGGAAGAGCAGTTCCTGCAGGAATACATGTGCGTGCCGGCTAATGACGAGGGCGCGTTCCTTTCCTACGACCTAATCGCCGGCTGCGAATACCGGCCGACGGATATCTGGGAGATGGGTCCCCCGAAGCTGGTGGACGGGCGGCTCACAGCTTGCTCGGCGCACGGTTCCCCTCTGGGCGACCTGTACCTTGGCGTGGACGTCGGAAGGAACAAGGACCTCACCGTGATGTGGCTGATCGAGCGCATCGCCGGTGTCCAGTTCACGCGGAAGATCGTTGAGCTTCAAAACGTGAAGTTCTCGGCCCAGGAAGACTCGCTCTACGCGCTACTCGAACTCCACAACGTCCGGCGGGTGTGCATCGATGCCACCGGCCTGGGCATGCAGTTTGCCGAGCGCGCGGCTGAAAAGTTCGGAAGCTACCGGGTCGAGGGAATCAAGTTCACCGGACCCGTAAAAGAGCAGCTTGCCTACCCGGTGCGGTCCGCTTTCGAGGACAAGTGCTTGCGGATCCCGAAGGAAGATCACATCAGGGCGGACCTCCGGGCGATAAAGAAGACCACGACCGCTTCGGGCAACATCCGCTTCGACGCGGACCGAAGCGAAAATGGCCACGCCGACAGGTTCTGGGCGCTGGCGCTGGCCGTGGAAGCAGCCAAGCCCGCCGGCACAACGGGGCTGCTGGACTATTACGCTGGCCTTTACCAGTCGCAACAGGAAGCAAACAAAGTCGACCGGGAAAGCGAGAGGCAAGCGGCAGAAGCCCCTCCTTTCGAAATGCCGCCCATCGAAGAAATGAGGCGGCTGGCGCGCATAAGCAGGTTCTAAGCGAGGCAAAATGGCGGACAACGCTCCCGAAAACAAGGGTTTCTTCGGCCGGATGGCTTCCGGGATGAAGTACATTTTCACCGGCAGAAACGATTTCTTCGGGCCGGGGCTGCCGCTTCCGACCGCGATCCCGGCCGAGGCCGCTCGCGAAGTGGGGCTGGTCGGACGCCAGTTTGACTTCACATCCTGGGTCAACCTACAGCGCTATCCCAGGGCGGAAGAAGCGATCACCTTCCAGATGCTGCGCTCGCTCGCAGAAAACCTCGACATCCTGCGCATCGTGATCGAGACTCGCAAGGACCAGATGGCCAACCTCCCTTGGAAGATCGTGGCGCGCGAGGGCGAAAAGGTCCCCAAGTCACGCCTGAAGGAACTGAACGCTTTCTTCAAGCGTCCGGACAGGGAGCACACCTGGTCGATCTGGCTGCGAACGCTCCTGGACGACCTGTTCGTGATCGATGCGCTCACCATCTACCCCAGGCGGGCGCGGTCGGGAAAGCTCTTTTCGCTCGACTACGTGGACGGGGCCACTATCAAGCGGGTGATCGACGAGACGGGCCGCACTCCGGAGCCTCCCAACCCGGCCTACCAGCAGATTATCAAGGGTCAGATCGCCTCCGAGTACACCTGGGACGAACTCGTCTACCGCCCGCGAAACCTGCGCACCTACAAGTTCTACGGTTTTTCTCCCGTCGAGCAGATCATGCTGACGGTAAATATCGCCCTTCGCCGGGCCATCCACCAGCTCAACTACTACACCGAAGGAAACGTCCCGGAAGCCCTCTGCGGCGTCCCGGAGAACTGGAACGTCGAGCAGATAAAACAGTTCCAGACGTACTTCGACGCGCTCCTGGCCGGCAACTCCGCCCTTCGCCGCAGACTGATATTCGTCCACGGCGGCATGAAGCCCACCTTCACCAGGGATATGAGCCTCAAGGACGAAATGGACGAATGGCTGGCCCGGGTCGTTTGCTACTGTTTCTCGCTTCCGCCCACGCCCTTCATCCGGCAGATGAACCGTGCAACGGCCGAAACCTCGCAGGAAACGGCCATCGAAGAAGGCCTCCAGCCGCTCATGGATTACGTCAAGGAACTCCTCGACGAGATCCTCGAATTCCAGATGGACTCGCCCGACTGCGAACTGTCCTGGGAACAGGAAAAGTCGGTCGATATAAAGGTCCAGGCCGACGTGGACAAAATTTACATCGACGCCGGCGTGCAGACGGCCAAGCAGATCGCCGAGGCGCGGGGGATGGAGTGGATCGAGCCGGAAGTAAAACCCGAGCCGGCGAATATCACCGAGCAGGTGCAGCCGGACGGAAGTCAGACGGCTCAAGGCGGAGGCGGAGACTCTCAGAGTGTGCAGAGTAAAGGCGGCGAGATTCCCGCTAAAGGTGGACCCCGGCAGGATCAGAAGTTGGAAAAAGCCGACAAGCCCGAAGGCAAGCGCCTTGCCCCCATCCCTTTTGAACGGACGGCCGTCAGGAAGGCCATGAAAAAGCTCAGGAAGACCCTGGGCGCGTTTTTGGCCGGCCAGGCGAAGATCATATCGGACCAATTGAGTTCGGCTTATGAAGCGTTTCAGAAAGCGGAAAAGAAGTCCCCGCTGGATGGCGCGATTGACGATCTCGACTTCGACGGATGGGAAATCTTGTGGGCGCCGATGCGCGACAACCTGGAGGCTATCTATGAGGACACGGCACTCGAAGCCTTGGGGCAAGTCGGCATAACCGATGAAGGCATAACCGACCTGGTGATGGAGAAGGCCGTCGAGTATGCCCGGAACAGGGCGGCCGAGCTTGTCGGCATGAAATACGTCGATGGCGAGCTGGTGGAAAACCCGAACGCGGTGTGGGCCATCACCGAATCGACCCGGGACATGCTGCGGCAGGCCGTGACATCTTCTCTCGAGACTGGACCTTCGCCGCAGGCGCTCGCCGACTCGATCGTGCAATCGGCCGCGTTTAGCGAGGCTCGCGCGGAGATGATCGCGCGGACCGAACTGGCGATGGCCCACAGCGAGGGGGCGCTCGAAGGGTACAAGGAAGCGCGCGGAACCGGGATCGCTGTCTATAAGGAGTGGCTCGATTCTGACGGGTGCGATGAATGCTCGCAGAACGCAGACGCCGGTGTGATCGACCTCGATGACACCTTCCCGAGCGGAGACGATGCGCCGCCGGCGCACCCCAACTGCCGCTGCGCGATAGCGCCGGTGGTGGTGAGCAACGAGGACGTGGAAGAGGGCGAAGATCCGTTCAAGTGAGGCAGGGATTACAGACGAGGGGGGAAGAACGAATGGGAGCACACAAGCACAATCCGATGGCGATGGCGGCGCGCGGAGGCATGAACGGCGTGCGGGTGGACGGCAAGGGGCCACAGAATATAAACGTCAATATACACGAACTGCCAAGGCTCGGTTGTAAAGCCTGCGGCGGAACACATTTCATGAGGAAGGTCCAGCTTTATGAAATTCCGGAACTTCTGAGGTTCGCAACGAGCGGCAACAGCACCCTGTTCACGGAGGAATTGGTTTGCATCGAATGCGGGGAGGCCAACTCGGTCGACCAGATGCGAAAGCTCGTGCCTCTCTGCCAGGAGAAAGCGGGGACGGACTCCGCGCAGCCCGCGGAAGACGCCCATAAGCCGATGATCGAAATCGTAAAAGGTTGACAGGAGACCCCGGTGGACGAACTCAGTCTTTTTATTCCGCTCAGCAAGGTCGATGCCTCGGCGCGGATGCTCTACGGCACGATGATCGCCGAGGAGCCGGACCGGTCCGGAGAGATATTCGACTACGACTCATCCAAGCCGTATGTCATGGCCTGGTCGAGCGACTTTGAGAAGGTCACGGGCGGCAAATCCCTGGGCAACGTGCGGGCCATGCACGGGACCGTCGCTGCGGGCAAGCTGGTTGCCATAGACTATGACGACACAGCGAAGGAGATCCGCATTGCCGTCGAGGTTGCGGACGACGCCGAATGGTTCAAGTGCCAGATGGGCATCTATACGGGCTTTTCGCTTGGCGGACGCTACGTTCGGCGGTGGACGGACGCCAACGGCAAAAAGCGCTATACCGGTAATCCCAAGGAGGTCTCCCTGGTCGATCGGCCGAGCGTCCCCTCCGCCACTTTCACCCTGCGGAAAGCCGACGGTACCGAAGTCCAGGTCCCTTTCGGCGGGACGCAGGATGACCTTCAAAAGCGCGAATTCTCCGAGGCCGAGCGCAAGACCGATGCCAAGTCGGGCGCGGCGCTTCCCGACGGCAGCTTTCCCATCGAGAACGAGCAGGACCTCAAAAACGCGATCCATGCTTACGGCCGCGCCAAGAACAAGGAGGCGGCCAGGGCGCATATAGAAAAACGGGCCAGGGATCTTGGCCTCACGAGTTTACTTCCAGATAACTGGGCTAAAATCGACGGCCCGAAAGGAGACGAAACCATGAGCGGTATGGAAAAAAAGGACGCCGGATGCCTCTGTCCGAGCTGTCCGATCAAGGGTTCCTGCGATTGCACGCCAGGATCCGGCTGCACTTGTCCGAACACCAAAAAGGCGGATGCCGGCGTCGACTTCAAGAAGTTCGAAGAAACGCTCGGCAAGAAGATCGAGGAGATGTTCAGCAAGGTCGAAGCCGAAAACAAGGAACTGAAGGACAGGCTGGAAAAGATGGAAAAGCAGCCGGGAGCGCCCAAAGCTTTCAGGACCGTCGGCAAGGAAGACGATACCCGTAGCGCTGCCGAAGAAAAGCCCATCGAACCGCTGAGGAAAGCGGACGGCACAATCGACAACGAGGCCACGGCCCTGGCGCATATAAAAGCTTCGTTCAAAAAACCGATGACCTACTATCCGGGCTAAGCGGCAGCTTCGTTAGGCAGAAAAGGAGGGATGTAAATGTTAGTCGGAGCAACGGCAGAAACGTTGAGGCTGCTCGAAGAGATCCAGCGGGGCGGCGACTTTGCGAAATCGATCACCACGGCCACAGGCCTGGTCGCCTACGACCTGCAGGCCCCGGCCAAAAACCTCTATCCGGTCATCACGCCGATCCGCAACCGCCTGCCCAGAGTAGCGGGCAACGGAGGCACGGCCACACACTGGGTGGCCGTAAATGCCATTATCGGATCGGGGGTCTCCTCAATGGGGTGGGTCCCCGAAGGGCAGAGGTCCGGCCCGATGAGCTATTCCACCGCGAACGTGGCGGCTACCTACGTGACGATGGGCGAGGAAGACCAGGTCTCCTTCGAATCGGTGAGCGCCGGGCGCGGCTTTGAAGACGTCAAAGCCAGCATGGTACTGAGGCTCCTTCAGAAGTACATGCTGAAGCAGGAAAATGCCTACCTGGGCGGCAATAAGTCCATACAGCTCGGGACTCCGTCTTCGGCCCCGACCGTGTCCGCATCCGGAACGGGGGCGACGCTGCCGGCAGCCACCTATTCGGTAATTGTCGTGCCGCTGACCCTGGAAGGCTTCCTCGCGGCCAGCCTCTCTTCGGGCGTGGTGCAGACCCAGGCCATAACCGGACAGGACGGCAAGCCCTACACCCTTAACGGCGGCTCGGGAAACAAATCCTCCAACAATACCCAGGCTGTGACTCTCGGACAGACGCTCTTTGCGAGCATCGCCCCGATCACCGGCGCCGTCGCCTACGCATGGTACGTAGGCACAGCCGGAGCCGAAACGCTCCAGGCGATCACCACCATCAACTCGGCGTCTTTCTCCGCGCCGCTTACGAGCGGACAGCAGGCGGCGACTGCGATTACAGCGGACTGCTCCTATAACGCCAACTACGCCTTTGACGGCCTGCTCTCGACGGCATTCAAGGGAGGATCGGGGGCTTACATCGCCGTTCAGGCGACCGGCACCGCCGGCACGGGAACGCCGCTCACCTCGTCGGGACGCGGCTCTGTTCAGGAAATCGACACCATGCTCAAGGCCATGTGGGACAACTGGCGAGTCAGCCCGACGGTCCTGTGGGTCAACTCCCAGGAGCAGAAAAACATCACCAACAAGGTGCTCTCCACCGGGTCGGCCCCGTTGCTCCAGTTCCGCACCGAAGGCAAGGAACCTCTCGCCATTGTCGCCGGCGGCGTGGTTGCATACTACTACAACCCGTTTGCGATGAACGGAGGCGTCAATATTCCGGTGATGCTGCACCCGACGCTGCCTCCAGGAACCATCATGGGATGGTGCGAGAACCTCCCGATCCAATACCAGAACAACAACGTGCCGAATGTCGCCGAAGTCCACTGCCGCCAGGATTACTACCAGATCGACTGGCCGCTGGTGACCCGCGCCTGGCAGTCGGGCGTTTACTCGGAAGAAGTCCTGGCAGTGTACGCGCCGTTTGCGATCGGGATTATCACCAATATCGGCAACGGCTAAGAATAACCTACCGCAGGGGCGCGGGGAAAATTCGATTCTTTAAGAATCAAGATTTTTGTTTTCTCTGCGCACCCTGCGTCTCTGCGGTGAAAACCATAGGAGGACTCAATGAAGCTTCTCGCTCCCAGAAATCTGACATCAGTAAAAATAGACGACCAACTGTTCGAACCCGACTCCGAAGGATCCTTGGTCATCGACGACAACACGCCTGCCGGCATCGTGGAGGATCTCAGGTCCCACGGATTCACCGACGTCCCCGGCAGGGTCCACTACGCCGACGATCCGGAAGTGAAGCTCCACTCGGCCATGACACGCAACGCGGAGCTGGAGCAGCGCCTTGCCCAAGCTCAAGCGGACAATGCGGACCTGGCGAATCAGCTCGCGAATGCGACGGCCCCGCAGTCTGCGGATGCGACTGTCGTCAAATCGAAAAAGGACGCATAGCCTTTGACGACGCAACTTACGACACTCCCGAACGCCAAGCAGTGGCTGAATGTAGACCCCGGCAACCTCAACGCCGATGTTTTGCTGACGCGGCTGATCACCGCCGCGTCGGCATGGATTGAAGCCTACCTGGGGCGAACGATAGGGATCAACTCGTACAGCCAGGCGTTCAACGGCCGGGGATCCGGAGCGCAGACTCTGGTCCTGCCGCAGTACCCGATCACGACGGTGACGGCCGTGTCGGTGGACGGCGTGCCGGTTACCTACTCGCCCGGTCTGCTCACCAGCGGCTTTGACTACGATCAGTACTGCGTCTATCTGGCCGGCTATGAATTTACAAAGGGGCTCCGTAACGTATCCGTCTCCTGGCAGGCGGGGTATTCCTCCGTGCCCTTCGATATCGAGCAGGCGTGCATCCACCTGATCGCCTCCAGGTTCAGGGAGCGCGACCGCATTGATGAGACGTCGAAGAACATCCAGGGCATGGTGGTCTCGTTCAGGATCACGGACCTGCCCCCGGCTGTGGCGTCGATGCTCCAGCCCTACAGGAGGGTCATGCCGGTATGATCCAGGGATGGCTGGTGGGAGATGCGGAGCTTGTGGCGCGGATGTCCGCCATGCCCGGCAAGGTCAACCAGGGGCTGGTCCGGGCCGTGACCATGCTGTCGCTCAAACTCGCGCAGAAGGTCATGGCGGACAAGCTCTCCGGCCAGGTGCTGAAGGTAAGGACGGGCACGCTCCTCCGAAGCATAACCAGCAGGGTCGACGCAGGCGACACGAACGTATCGGGCATCGTGGGCACAAACGTCGCCTACGCCCATCGGCATGAATACGGCTTTCAGGGTACGGAGCAGGTGAAAGAGCACCTGCGGACGATCACGCAGGCCTTCGGGCACGAGATCAAGGCGGGATCGGCTACCTTTACCGTTCACGCCCACAGCCGAAAGGTGAACTACCCGGAGCATTCGTTCCTGAGGTCCGCCCTCAGCGAGATGGAAGGCGAGATCAAGACGACGCTGGAACAATCGGTCCGGGACGCAATAAAGGCGTAAATTATGAACGTTGCCCGCGAATCCATTTACTCAGCCCTGTGGGCGCTGGTGTCCGGCATTCCCGGCCTGGTCACCGCCTCGAGGAGGCTGGTCCACTGGAGCGACGTGCCTCCGGAGGCTCAGCCGGCGCTTTTCCAGGCACAGAAGGACCAGGCCGCCGAACCGCACCTGGGGCTTCCGACCAAGTGGCGGCTGCGCGCCGAACTTTTCCTGTACGTTAATTCCGGCGCCGATATGACCCTGGTCCCGGCGACACAGCTCAATAACTTTGTGGACGCAATCGATGCGGCCCTGGCGCCCCCTATCGGCCAGGTCGCTCAAACGCTCGGCGGCCTTGTCCAGTACTGCCGCATTTCCGGCGAGGTCCTGACAGATGAAGGAGTCCTCGGCCCCCAGGCCGTGGCGATTATACCGATAGAGATTTTGGGCGTTTAGAACCAGTAACTGAAAAAGGAGTTTGCCATGCCTCAATACACCTTCGGCGCCGGGTCGCTCTGGGGGGTCCGAAACGACTCCGGTGTCGTGCTGCCCGCAACGCCAAGAAAATTCGCCATCCTGCAGGACGTCCAGTTCGATTTCAACAGGACGATCAAGCAGCTTTTCGGCTCCTACAACCTGCCCGTGGCCCTTGGGCCGGGCACAATCAAAACGAGCGCCAAGGCCAAGGCGGCCCGGATATTCGCGGGCATCTACGCCGACCTGTTCTTCGGGCAGGCGCCCACGACAGGCCAGACGCTGGTCGCCGAAGACGAACCGCAGACGATCCCGACCACCGGGCTAACCGCCTCTCCGGTCCTGGCTATGGGTTCCACCAACACCGCGGTAGCTAATGGCGCCTTTACCTACAACATCAGCGGCACTCCGTACAACAAGTCGGCAGTCCCTGCCGGAACGGCGCTTTCGGCGGGCACGATACCGCAGAACCTGTGGGGTATCTACCTGTTCAGCATCAATGCTGCCGGCACGATAACGGTCACACCCGGAGCAAACAACGGCACGGGATACGCCTCGCAGTCGGCCGCCATAGCGGGGCTCCCCGCAACACCGGCCAGCTCCGTTAGTATGGGCTACGTCACAGTGACGAACACGTCTTCGGGCGGCTTCGTCGCCGGCACGACCGCCCTCAACGGAACGGGCGTAACCGCCAACTTCGTTAACAGCGCTCTGGGCAGCTCGGTATCCGTGAACAATGCCTCCACGTTCGTGCAGGATCTGGGCGTGTGGTATGCGGCTACCGGCATGTATCTGACCGCGGCGGCCACGCCGACCGCAGCCGGCCAGTATTCCGTTTCCAACGGAGTCTACAGCTTCTATTCGACCGACCTTGGCCTGGGCGTCAACATCTCCTACATGTACACCTCGCTAACCGGCCAGACCTTGACCATCAGCGGCCAGCTCCTGGGCGTAGCGCCCACGTTCATGGCCATGTTCAAGGGCCTCTACCAGGGCAAGCAGGCGACGCTCAAGCTCAACATGTGCATGTCGGAGAAGCTCACCCTGGCGACGAAGTTAGAAGATTTCACCATCCCGGAATTCGACTTTTTGTTCGCGATGGACAACACGAACACCCTGGGCGTGCTGTCGCTGTCTGAGTAGCGGCACCACAGTGCGTTCCTCGGCGCTGACATGATGGCCGCTGCCATCGGCGGCGGCGAAAAGATGGAGCTTTCGATGATAAACGGCATCAAGGTCGAAATAGGCGGCAAAAAATACGTCGCTCCCCCGCTGGGGCTGGCAGGACTCAAGGTCTGGATGGCCCTGCGCGAGGGTTTCGCGGAAAAATCCCCCGGCGAGCAGTTCGAGATAAATGTCGAGGTGGTGCACGCGGCACTCGTTCGCAACTACCCCGACCTGGAACTCGACGACGTGAAGAAGGATATTCACGCTCACGAGGTGATGGAGATCGCTGCCGTACTCCCAGCGCTCCTGGAGAAAAGCGGCCTCAAGCAGGGGGAACCGGAGAGGGGGGCAAAGCGGCCAAAAAGATCGACTGGGAAGGCATCTACTGTCGAATAGCCACGGTCACCGGGTGGCCCTTCCGGCAGATCGACGACCTTACGCTCCCCGAGGTCGACCATCTGTACGACTACTGGACGGACCACCCGCCTCTGCATGAAATGGTCGCGGGCTACATGGGGATCAAGCCCAGGTACAAGGACCCGGACGCGCTCGATGATCCCGAGGCCGAAACGCAACGCTGGATCCGGATGGAAGAAGATGTGTCGAACCAGGACCTGGGCGTCTTCGCCGATATTGCCGGAATCAGACTGTGAACAGTTTTTCAGGAGGCAGCTATGAAAAGGTTTGTCGGCGTTTTTGTACTGGCGGTGATCCTGCTCGCGGCGGTTATGGCGACGGCAACGGGCGGCCCTTATTTGGTAGCGAATCCCATGCAGGTCACGCTTTCGGCGGGACAGACATTGACTTTCAATGTTCAGGGTCTTCCGTCATCGATATCGGCGGCGAATATTCCCGCTGATCCTACCGGAACCTATGCGTTTGCATTGGACATTTCATCGCTGCCGGCAGTTTCAGGCGGGTATACAGTCACGGCGACGGCCTGCCTGAACGATCCGGTATGGGGACAGAAATGCTCTGCGGCATCAAGCCCTTTCTCGTTCAATCCAGCCTCAGCGCCTCCAATCCCCTCGGGCCTGGGACTTTCGGTCAAGCAGTAAAGATTTTCACCATCCAAAGGAAGTGAACAATGCAAGTATACGTCCTCGACCAGAGCATCGACGGCAAGACGATCAATGTCGTTTTCCATTTCCCGATTCCGTCCGCGAACAATCAGGCAGGCGTAAATTATCAGACTGCCCTTGTGGACTTCCTTGGAGGATCCTCGAACATCAAAAGCGCTGTGCCGGGCAGTCCTGACCTCGCGGCAATGCAGGCCGGTTCAATTTTCGAGTATATGACGACTCACAGGTGGTCGGTTTTGGGCCTGACGCCTGCGCAGATGCTGAGCGAACTCCAGGCGCTTTATTCGACCGTAGAGACGGCGATCCTTGCGCAGCTCCAGGCGCAATTGATCTATTACGGATACATGCAGTAGGGAGGGGTAAATGGCAACGGCAAAATGGCTTGCATATACGGGGATCCAGACGGCTCTTTCGACGGGGTTGAACTCCCTTGCTGCAGCGGCTTTCGCTGTTTCTTCGGCAATCGCGAACGGGACGAACCTATATTTTTACATGGATTTGGAATTGACCTTGGGCTCGATCAACCTGTCCAGCGCCGTGAACCCATCGGTGTATATCTGGGTATTGAACCAGGTTGACGGAACCAATTACGAGTATGGCAGCACGGGCATTGCCCCGGCAAGGCAGCCTGACGCGGTAATCCCTCTTCCAATGTTATCACTAGCAGGGCCGGTCATTTTCGCGAAGCGTTTGGTGGTGATTCCTCCAGGCAATTTTATGGTCCTTCTCCAAAACAACACGGGCGTCGGGCTTAACGCGTCGGGTAATACGCTTCAGTACAACCTATACTCGGAAACGGTGGCTTAATGTTTCCTCGCTTTGCAAGGCAAAGAGCGGGGCTATGGCTCCCTACTGACAAGCCTCCATTGGGGTCGAAGCTGATCGCCGATCATCCATTGGCGCAGGGGATGGTTGCTGGATACCTGTTTAACGAAGGTGGTGGGAACACTCTTTATCCCGTTGCCGGTGGACCAATGCAGATTGATAGCCCAACTGCATGGCAGAATACTTTAAATGCGCCATCTCTTTATTTTAATAGCTCAAGCGGCGGAGTGGACACTCCGGGTATTAATATATCCTACTTGCAAAATCTTCCAGCAGTCTCCATACATATGATAGTGATTGCCTATGGACAGGGGCAGAATGGTGAAGGGTTTCTATGCGCTAAATTTCATGGCTCTTTGCCTTATTGGTATGATGGGTGGTGTTTTTTTAATAACGGGAATTCCAGTCTGTCATTCGGAGCAACCTTCAGTTCTCAGCAGGTGCAACGAATAACCAACATGAATGTCTGGTCACTCAACACATGGTATTCGTTTAGTTCCACATGGGACGGTTCAACGAATGGCTCAAATATCCATTTATATATTAACGGCACCGAGCAATCCTATGCTACCACTCAGAATGGTATAGGATCATACAGTGCAGAGGCGCAAAGATTCGCAATCGGATGGTCCCCGGCTTATAGCGCGGGTTGGTGGAATGGCAATATAGCCCTTTGTTACGTTTGGAACCGTGTTCTTTCTCCTGCTGAAATAGCATGGATTAATGCTGATCCCTACGCCATGTTCGACCCGCCAATGCCGGTGCGGACGTTTTATGTGAGCGGCGGCGGGAATATCTGGAACGTCACTTGCTCGGACGGCCCGAATTTCGGCGATGCGCCTTCCGCGGCCTGCGCGTTCGGAGTCTCGATCATTGACGGCATAACCTCGGGAGAGTCGATTAATCCGGCATGCACGTTTATCGGGACGGGATCGGACGGGATCGTTCTCGCGGAGACGATATCGGCGCAGGTCTCCTTCAAGGTTACCGTGAGCGATGGCCAGAATTTCGGCGATTCGATTTCGGGGCTGGCGACCTTCCAGGGGTCAGTTACGGACGGTCCGACGTTCGCGGAGACAAATTCAGTCCAGGCGAATTTTCAAACGACGGTGGTAGACGGGCTCACCTTCGCGGAAGCGATCCTGGCGGCCTGCGCGTTCGCAGTCGGCATAAGCGACGGCATGAGCCTTACGGATTGGGTTTCGACGGGGAACCTTTACTCGCTTTCGATCACGGACGGGATCCTCGTTTCGGAAAGCCTTTCGGCGGCATTCACATTGATCGGGACGATTCTCGACGGGATCGCGCTGGCGGAGACGGCAACGGCAACCGCCACGTTCAACGTGAATCTGGTAGACGGAGCGCAGATCGGCGAAACGATAGGCGCAATATGCCAGTTTGCGGTGAGCATCTTCGATGCCTTCGGGATCGCGGACATGACAGTCCAGATTTCGGGCGGCGGCGGATCGCAGCCTCCGGTCATAACCTTCACGGCGCAGGGGAAAACGTTCCAGTTCGTGCTGAAAGGCGCGCTGGCCGGTTCCTTCGCGGCCAATCCAAAGAAATTCAATTTCACGCTCAATTGAGGGAGGGACCTCGAAAATGAGAATAGGCGATCTGGTAAAGTTCATGCGCGCCCTGAAGGCAGGGGCATTGGCGGCACGGGAGCTGCTTACGCTCGGAGGCGTTTTCGAGGTCGAGTGCTTCGATTCCGAGGGGGTGCTGAAGTGGCGCGATGTGGCGATAAACAAGATTCCCAACGCGGCTCTCAACTCGGTCCTCGGGATAAATTTCCACGGTGACGCGCAGATTACCGCCTGGTACGTCGGATTGACCGGAGCGACCCCAACGGGCGCGGCCACCGACACGATGGCATCTCACGCGGGATGGACGGAAGTCAGCGCATATAGCCAGGCGAACAGGCCCGCTTTCACCGTAGCGGCGGCGAGCGGCCAACAGGTGACGAACTCGGCGAGCCCGGCATCCTTCTCGATCAACGGAACGGCTACCGTCGGCGGGGCCTTCATCGTATCGAATAGCACGATCAACGGCACTACAGGCACCTTGTTCTCGGTTGCCGCGTTCAGCCAGGGGAATAAATCGTGTTCGAACGGCGACACGGTCAATGTCACTTACACCCTTACCGGCGCGAGCAGCACATAAGAGGCGAGCATGCTCGATTTTCAAGTTTGTTCAATCGATATCAATTCGAGTTCGGCCAACTGGGGACCCTTTTCGTTTGACTTCACGAAGGGACTTCCGCCAGGCGATGCTCTCGCGGCGGCAACGGTCACGAGCACGGCCCCGAACGGCAGCGACTCGACCTCGGCGCTCATCGATGCCGGATCGGTCCAGGTTACCGGAAGCGTCGTCAGCCTGAGGCTCCAGTTCCCGGGAGCGGCGATGGTCGGAAACCATACCCTTCAGTTTGCCCTGACGCTGGCATCGGGCGCCAGGCACCGGTTCGGGTTCGGCTATGTTTTGGTTGAGCTGTAGGAAAGTGGGAGGGAAGATCCATGCCTTACGACCAGACGCAGGTAAAATTCGGGGGCGACATCGGCGAGCTTGTAACAGCGATGAACACACTTTCCGATCAGGTGCAGAGCAGTTTAGCGAAGGTCAATGCCAATTTAGACACATTCAATAGCGCTGCGGCCAAGGCAAGCGAGAAGTTCGTAGAGGGCCAAAGGCAGATCGGGCAGGCCGCTGAACATATCCAAAACGATGTTGTGGCGGCCTTCTCGAAAATACAGACGGTCGTCACCTCCGCAGTCGGAGTGATAGGAAGCCTCAGCGGAGCACTGGCAGGCGGTGCGGCATTCAGCGGGATAATCAGTTCGACCGAGAAATGGACCACGAGCGCGCGCGAACTCTCTCAGGTCATGGGCGTAACCACCGAGCAGGCGAGCGTTTACAATGTGGCGATGCAGCTCATCGGTAAGACTTCAGATGATTTTCAGAATGTTCTACTCAAGCTCAATCGGCAACTGAAAACGAACGAGGAAGGTGTAAACGCGCTGGGGATTGCAACCAGGGACGCGACGACCGGAGCCTTCCGCCCCATGATGGATATCTTCCAGGACTCCATTACCGTCATGATGTCCTATAAGGCCGGTTTCGACCGCGACCAGGCCGCCACATTCCTGTTCGGCAGGAGCGTGAAGGAAGTTCTGGATTATCAGCGGTTGACCAATGACACCCTGAAAGAAGCGACCAGGATAGCCGAGCAATACGGTTTGACGGTCACCCGAGACGGGGTGCAGACTACCCGCGAATATAAATTGGCAATGGTGGAACTGAATTTGGCTACTGAGGGCGTGATGCATAAGGTCGCTGAGTTCACGGTCCCCATTCTCACCGAATTTGCAAAGACGCTCCTCAACACAGGCAAGGTAGTCGATGAAGTCAAGGTCAAAATGACAAACTGGGGCGGCGTTATCGACAGCGTAAAGAATAAGGTGGGGCTTGCAGCCCAGGAAATGAAGGACCTTTACGCGGCTGCAGAAAACGTCATGGGTTTGGGAAGTCCGGACGCGAAGACGGGGCCGATGTTCGGCCCGAGGGATCTGTCTCCGGGCGGCCTTGCACCGGCACAGCCTCAAACGAACAGGAGGGATGGCCAAGACTCGGCCGGGGATAAATCATGGGCGCCCCCTACCGACATCGTTGAGCAGCGGGAAGCTCAACTCCAGCAGATTATGGACTCGGAGCAGAACTTCTATTCCTGGTCCACCAAACAGGACTACGAGTATTGGAACAACGTTCTTGCCACGGACACCCTGACGGCGGCGCAACGGGCCAAGGTATGGGAGAAAATGTCCGCCGATCTCAAGTCGATGGCTGCCGAGAACAGTAAAGCCTCGTCGGGCGGCGATAAAAGCGACGTGGTGCAGCAATGGCAGCAAGAACTCGATAATCTCAAGTCGCTTCAGCAGAACTGGACAACGTGGTCCGTTTCAAAGGATTACGAGTTCTGGAACGAGAAGCTCGCCAAGACGAGAGAGGGGACTGCCGAGTGGTATTCCGTCATGGAAAAGATGGGCAGTCTCTGGCAGCAGATGACGGAAATGCAAGAAAAGGAGCTGGCCCAGCAGGCGAAAAACGAGGAAGCCATTTCCGCCGGCAGGGCAGCTATGGCTCGGGACGACGCCCAGACAGCAATCAAGCTCGAAGAGGGCAAAATCAGCACGCTCTACAACCTCGGCAAGATATCCGCCTCGCAGAAATACGAACTCCTGAAGCAGGAATATGACAAGGAATACCAGCTCGAAGTCGACGCCTATTACCAGGAACTTGCCAAGCTCCAGGAGCGCGGCGAAGCTACTCTCGCCCAGCAGGTCAAGGTGTGGGAGCAGATAGAAAAGGCGCACAACCAATACCTGGTAAAGATGCAAAAAGACGAGGACTCCTACCTCGCGGGGCTCAAAACCAAGTGGGACGGATACGCGACAATGGTGGGCAACGAACTGACGAGCGTCCTGTTCAGCCACCAGACCATGCTCCAGACCATGCAAAAACTCACCGAGCGCGCCTTCAGCTACCTCATCGACACCGCCCTGAAGGGCCTGGTCAATGCCTGGATAAAGAGCGAAGCAGCCAAGACGGCCGCAACGACGGCCGGGACGGCGGCCAGAACAACGGCGGAAACAGCCGGAGAGAGCGCCGGCTTCATGGCGAAGATCTCCATGAGTCTCAAATCGATCATGGCCGATGCAAGCAAGGCGGCGGCCGGAGCTTATGCCGCTGTTGCCGATATCCCGATAATCGGCCCCATTCTGGCGCCGGAGGCGGCAGCGGTAGCCTTTGCGGCGGTCGCGGCTTTCGGGTCCGGGCTGCCTTCCGCTGCCGGCGGCTGGGAAGTCCCGCAAGACACCCTGGCGATGGTCCACAAAAACGAGATGATCCTTCCCGCCGACATCTCGGGAGGGCTCAAGGGGATGATCGGCCAGGGCGGAGGCAGCGGCGATCTGCATGTCTTCAATCCCCAGTTCCACTTTAACGGGGATCGCTGGGAGGACGGGATAAAGCGAAACCCGGACGCTCTCTTCCGGGCCATCGAGAAGGGTATCAGAAATCACCATTTCAGGTGGAACAGGGCATAGAGGATGAGCAACGCCATATTTCCGGTGCTCCCGGGTCTACAATGGGAACGCAAGCGCACGCCGAAATTCTCGACAATCGTTCAGACGTCGGTTTCCGGGAAGGAGAGCAGGGTCGCGCTTTGGAGTTACCCCCGATACACGTATTCAGTCAGCTATGACATCCTGCGCTCGTCCCTGTCATTCCTTGAACTGCAAACCCTGATGGGATTTTTCAACCAGCGGCAGGGAATGTTCGACTCATTCCTTTTTGATGACCCCGAAGACGACACGGCTACGGCGCAGCTCTTTGGCACCGGCGATGGAACCACGACGGCCTTCCAACTTTCGCGGACATATGGCGGGTGGAACGACCCGATTACCAACCTGAATGGGGCGCCTCAGATTTTCCTCGCCGACTGGCAGGGAAACAGCCTGATCTATCCTCTCCCTCGCAACAACCAAATTCTTTATTCCGAACAGCTTACAAATGCGGCTTGGGGCTATGCCCAATGCACACCAACAGCAAACGCGGGAACGTCTCCCCGGGGCGATAATACCGCGACGCTGATCACTGCTCAGGCAAGCCCGACGAATACATTTTGGCAGCAAGCCAACTTAACTACCAATATGCAGAGCATGCCTCTTGTCTTCAGCACCTTTTTGAAGTTCGGATCCTATACCGGCCCTTACGAATTATGGTTAAGGGATGGTGCGGGGACCACCTGGGCTCAGGCGATGTTCAATCTGCAATCCCAAACCGTAAGCGGCGTTACCTCGGGGGCGTTTGCCGGAATAATACCCTATTCAAATGGCTGGTTCAGAATATGGCTGGCAATTACCTTCCCTTCGAATGCTGCATTGGGCTGGCTGGCCATAGTCGATCCATCCAATGCGCCCGCGGGGGGAGAAACTTACTACAATTGGGGGTCACAGCTCGAAGCCGATTACGTAACTTTCCCCACTCGATACATAGTCACGACCTCGGCCCCCGTTGGGGTGACGGATTATTCTCTCAGCGCCTCGGGAGTGGTCACGGTAACGCCTGCGCCTTTGCTCAATGCAAGCCTCACATGGACGGGCATGTATTATTGGCTTTGCCGGTTCCTGGCGGATGAGGCTGAATTCCAAAACGACATGTACAAATGGTGGTCGCTCAAAAAATTGGAATGGATCACCATCAAGGGATCCGCTTACGGCGGATCGGGCAGCGGATACGGAACGGGGGGATACGGTGTCTAATACGCCTTATTTGGGAATGTCTTTCCCTGCCCACGGAACTACGGGATGGGATACGCAAAACAATGCCAATTTCAGCGCCATAGATACGTTCCTCGGAACCCTTGGGGTCAACGTAAAAGGGTATCCCTATTACGCCGCGGGGAATGGCGTTACCGACGACACGGCGGCATTCAACGCGGCATTGACGGCGGCGAATTTGGCGGGGACATTCCTTTTTGTACCTCCGGGGACCTATCTCCTATCCTCGACGCTCGCCATTCCAGCGAACGTAAATGGAGTTCCTGTCCCGATCATAGGCGCCGGCCCTCACCAGACAATCCTTTTGACAACGATCACGAACGGGTCTGGGGTCTTGTCGCTGCCCTGGTCGCAATTCGCCCGGCTTGAAAACTTTGCGATTCAGCCAAACAGCGGATCGTTGCAAAACGCGGTGGGGATTTATACCCCTGCGACCTCGGGGAACAATGGTTTCAATAGATATTTCATAAGCGACGTTTTTATCTACGCTCTCGCCACGGGTGCAAGCCTAAACGGCTGGATCCCGGAAATCCAGGGCTATTATACGAGCGGATGCACGAATGGCCTGATCCTCAATCAAGCAAACGGCGGTCGCGTGCATTGCAATATCGAGCAGGGCACAACGGGCTTGCAGGTCCTGGCAAGCAGCGGCCTCACAATCTCCGGGTGCATCGAGGGCCAGGCGGGAACGTCATTGGTTATCGATAAAGGGTCCAACGCAATAGCTGTCGATTCATATCATGAGGGCACAGGGACTGGCATCTATATCGGCCTCACTTCGGGGTCGGCAAATACCTGCGCGAACATCGACATAAGGGGCGCCGTCGCATCGTCCACGGTGGGGATAGTGTGCGACAATGTGAATGGCGTCCGAGTCGGCAAAGGTACGCTCATGAGCGGAACTCTTTCGACGACGGCAAATGCTCGGAACGTCGAATGGTCCACGCTTCCCACCGAACACGTTGATTCGACAAGCCCTTATACCTCGCACTATTACCCCTGCCACAATGACGTTGCCGGAGGGCTTCGAAAGGCGTTCAATTTCTTCCCGAACCCCTATATGCGGGGCGGCGTGTTCAAGGGGTTCGGATATGTCGCCAATACGAATGTTATCCCGAGCATCGACACGACCTACACCCGGAATGGCGATTCCGCTCTCCGTCTCACATGCGCCGCAGGGTCGGGTAATGCCTCACAGGTGAATCTGCCAGCGGCAGCGGTGAATGTACTCAAGGGCAAATACATTACCATCGCAGCTTGGATTTTCATTTCGAATACCTCGAATTACACGAACAAGATCCTTTACCCGGACATCTACGCTTACGATGGCACTACCTCAACGGCGAACAACGGCCAAGGTGATTGGACTCCCGGCGCTTGGAACCTGTTTGTGAAGCGCATGCAGGTCAACGCAAGCGCGAGCAATATTTATATCTATCTGGCCCCAAATCATTCGGGAGTAACTGCCAGTACTAGTGATTTTTGCACCTTCGGGGAAGTGATGGTTTTCCAGGAACCCGTCGACATGGCCAAGATTTATAGCGGCGCCTGGGAGATTTCGCCCCTGGTCGGCCGTTACGAGGGGAACAACTGGATCCAATATGCGAACTCGATCCCCTCGGATGCAAATCAGACATTTACGCCCGGCGACGGAGTAATCAACACAGCGCCTGTTGCGGGCGGCGTTTACGAATGGATATGCACCACTGGCGGTACGGGGGCCACCGCGGTTTGGAAAACCCTCACATTGGGAAGCTGATATGAAGACCATTTCCCCCGCGCTCCAAGCGCTTTTAGCGACCAACCAGTTTTACTACGCCGATCTCTATACGTTTACCCTGATTTCCGGAAACATCCTGCGCCTCACCAGCGCCGACGTGGATATCGTCTCCGGCGGCAACACCTTCAGCTCGCAGGGGCCGCTCATCGAGCGGTCTAAAATTTCGTGGAAAATCGGGGTAGCGGTCGACGAACTGGACCTGACGGTAACCCCGCTGCCCGGCGACTCGGCCGACGGGTACCCCATTCTCGAGGCCGTCCAGTACGGGGTTTTCGATGCTGCAAACCTCCAGTTGGAGCGCGCCTTCATGCCGACCTGGGGCGATACGTCCGCTGGCACCGTCATCATGTTCGTCGGCTGGATCGCGGCAGTGGACGCGGGCGGGATCAAGATCGCCATGAAAGTGGAATCGCACTTGAATATTCTCACCATCCAGATGCCGCGCAACATGTACTGCCCGACCTGCTGGTGGAACCTTTACGACCAGGGTTGCCAGGTCGCCCAGTCGAGCTATACCTTCAGCGGTACTGTAGGTTCCAACCCGACCAATGTGTTCGTCCCCGTAAACGGCGTAAGCCAGGCGAACGATTACTTCGACCAGGGCTATATGAGCCTGCAGTCCGGCCTGATCCGCCGCAGCATAAAGACCTGGTCGGGAAATGTCATCACGCCGCTCGTGCCGCTGCCGCCGCTTTGGATCCCCAACCCGGGCGATCCGGTAACCCTCGTCGCCGGCTGCGACCATACCATCGACAGGTGCCAGACCAAGTTCAACAACGTCATCAACTTCCGGGGCCAGCCGTTCATCCCCGTGCCGGAAACAGCTTTATAAGGACGCAGCATGACCACTGTAAGAGAACTTATCGAATGGCTTTCCAATTGCGATGCTGATTCCATCGTAGACAGGGAAGATTCCGAATTCGGCCCCACGGACATTGCACTCGATGCATGCAGCTACAACCCCCCGAGCAAGCTCGAATGGAAGGGCGAAGACGGAAAAGATTATTCCGAGACCCTGGAAGGATCGGTGATACTCCGATGACCGAAACCGAATTTTACCAGCGCCAGGAAGTCCTGCGCGAAGCCATATCCTGGCTCGGCACGCCTTACCATCATGCGGCCAGGGTAAAGGGTGAAGGCATCGACTGCGCCTGGTTTTTGGCCGACGTCTTCGCAAATACCGGCCTCATCCCGCGCCAGGCGTCGGAATACTACCCGCCGGACTGGCACATACATCAGACCGAGGAGCGCTATCTCAATCGTGTGCTCCAGTTCGCCGATCTCATATCCACGCAGGAAGAGATCGACGCCTGGCGCGCCGGCGGGGACCTTCCCCGAGCGCCCCTTCCTGCCGACGTCGTGATGTTTGACTTCGGCAAGTGCCGCGCACACGGGGCCATCGTCTTCACTTGGCCGCAGCTCGTGCACGCACAGATAAAATCGCGCGTCGAACTGGTGGAAGCCTACCATGCCACACTTCGCGAGAAATTTGCAGGCGTTTACCGATACAAAGGATGGGCCGTATGAGCTTCCTTTTCGGGGGCGCTTCCAATGCCCAGACTCCGCAGCCGCTTGGGTCGATCAATATCCAGACTTCCATTTACGGGAGCTGCATTCCTCTGGCCTGCGGCACGGTCCGGATTGCCGGAAACCTCATCTGGTACGGCGATTTTACCGCCCACGCGGTTAGCCAGGGCGCGGGCAAGGGGGGGCTCGGCGGAGGGGGCAAAAACGTCACCAGCTACACCTATTCGGCATCCTTCATCGTCGCGCTGGGCGAAGGCGGATTCGACGGCACGCAGGGGATCGGCACGGTGTGGGTGTCCAAGGCTATCAAGACGATGGCCGAAGTCGGCTTGACCTTCTTCAAGGGCGCGGTCGGCCAGGGGCCCTGGAGTTATCTCATCACTTCGGGTGACAACCCGAAAACGCTCGCCGTGCGCGAAGCCGCAATCATCCCGAACGTTTCGCCCTACACCTACCAGGTCGATTATTTCAGCACCTTCATTGCCGACCTGGGAGTCACCCACGCCGGCGCCGGTTGGACGAAAGTCGCGTCCAACCCGGGCCACCAGCAGTATTCCGTTAACCCGGCTACCGGTACCTACACCTTTTCCAGCCTTGATGCGAATACGGCCGTAAACGTCAATTACAGTTACACCGGCTCGCTTGCTTATTCCGGGCTTACTTATGTCGCCGGCAGCAATATCAACCTCGGGTCGAGCGGCCAGCTCCCGCAGTTCAACTTCGAATGGCAGGCGCTCGATATCTATCCAGGGCAGCAAGACGCTCTGCCGGGCCAGTGGATAACCGACCTCCTTACCCACCCGCTGTTCGGCGCGGGCTTTCCGGCTGCGCGCCTGGGAGACCTTACCGTCTACAACAACTACTGCATCGGAATGGGCTTTTTCCTGAGCGCCAAGTACACCAGCCAGTCGGACGGCGCCTCGATGATTTCCGATATCGTCGAGTACACCAATTCGGCGGTCATCTGGTCCAACGGCCAGCTCCAGATCGTGCCCTACGGCGAACAGAACGTCGGCAGCTACGTCGCGCCGGCCGCCCCCGAGTTCAGCCTGGGGGACGACGATTTTCTCGAAAACGTCCCTCCCGTAAAGCTCACCCGCAAGAGCCAGATGGATGCCTACAACTCCATCACGATGGAGTTCGAAAACCGGGCCAACCGGTACAATGTCGAAACCATCGAGGTCAAGGATTTGAACGGTATCCAGCTCTACGGGTACCGCCCCGATACGTCGCGGTCGACGCACCTTTTCGCAAACAAGAACATCGTCCAGCAGGCGGCCCAGCTCATCCTGAACCGCGAACAGATCCGCAACACGTACTCGTTGCGCCTGGGGTGGAAGTATATTGTCCTCGATTGCATGGACATTGTCGCCATAACCGACGTCAACCTGGGCTTGAATGCGCAGTGGGTGAGGATTACCCAGATCGATGAAGACGACAAGGGCGAGCTCACCATAACCGCGGAGGAATATCTCAGCGGAACGGGATCCGCACCTGTTTACAACTTCGATCAGCCGTCCGGCTACGGCGCCGACCTGGGCACCGATCCGGGCCTGTGCAATGCCCCGGTAATCTTCGAGGCGCCTGCGGCCCTGGACGGCCAGCTCGAAATCTGCGTGGCCGTATCGGGCGGCGCAAACTGGGGCGGCTGCGACGTCTACGCCTCCACGGACGGGGAAACCTATACGCTCGTCGGATCGATCCTGGGTAATACCCGCATGGGTGTCCTTACCGCCGCCCTCCCCGCCGGCTCGTCTCCCGATGAGACGGACACCCTCTCCGTCAATCTCGCGGAAAGCAGGGCGACGCTTCTGGGTGGCACCCAGCAGGATGCAACCCTGCTCAACACGCTCTGCTATGTAGACGGCGAATGGCTGGCTTACGCCACGGCCACTCTTACCGCCGCCAACCAGTACAACCTCGGCTACCTGGTGCGGGGCGCCTACGGATCGACCATCGGATCGCACGCCGTGGGCGCACCCTTCGTTCGGATCGATCTCGATCTCGCCAAATATGTCTATGACGCAGCCCTCATCGGACGGACTATCTACATCAAGTGCCTGGGCAAAAACTTGTGGAATGTGAGCCCGACCGACCTCTCCACCTGTACCGCCTACCCGTACACCATCACGGGCCTGGCGCTTGCGGGGCTCGCCATTACCGTGGCGAACAGCGCCATCCCGCAGATCAATGCGGCCGCAAATGACCGGCAGATCACCCCGGCCGAAAAGACCATGCTCTACGACGACTGGAGCGCCATCTACGCCAATGCCAACCCCACCAACGGCACGCTGCACGTCCTTGCGCAGGCTCTGGGCGTTTCCACGACCGCTTTCGACGCGGCCTTTTCGTCCCTCAATACTTATGTCAACACGAAGCTCACCCTGTTCGCGAATCTCAACGCGGTGACGAAGCTCAGCGCCGCCTCCAGTTCTATCACGGAATGGGACGACGAATGGGACGGCTATTATGAAGCCGCCGAAACGCTCGACGCCGCCATCCATACGGCCGCCTCGCAGAAAGCCCTTTGGGCTCAGGTCACAGGAGCGGGAACGCCGCAGAGCGGGTCCACGGTGGGCGGATACATCTCGAACCTTAGAATTTATTCATCGACGTCGGCGCCTTATACGATGGTCAACGTGACAGCTGACCTCATAATGGTGGGCGATACGAGCGGCAATCACGTATCACTCACGAACCTTTCACAGCAGCTTAATATCACGACCAGCGGGGCAAATGGACTCGACACTGGAACGGTGACGGCGAACGTCTGGTACTACCTCTATGAGATTTATAACCCGACGACGACAACGGCAGCCCTCCTCATGTCTCTTTCGGCTACTTCGCCGACGATGCCCTCCGGTTATACGATGAAGAAGCTGATCAGCGCCTGCATCCCCTCAAGCTCCACATCTCTGCCGGAGTTTACGCAGGAAGGTCTGGAATATTCATTTACCGAGCCTTATGGATTCACGCAGAGCGGCGGTCAACCCACGTGGCCCACTTTAAAATCCGTTGCCATTGGAATTCCTCCCTCGCCTCTGGTTTCATCAGTAAAGGCCGCATTGGGATTTTACGTTTTACCGACAAGCGGCACCAACGATGCGATGCTCGGGATTGACAGTTCAGGCACAATATGGCTCGCCTTACATTCACCCACCGTAGGGAGCGCGATTATAAATACCCCGGTGACTTCTACGTGGATGCCGGTTGAAACGTCGCAAACCTTGTACTGGGGCATGAGCGGGACGGGCAACGGCCAGATGATGATGTTCATCCTTGGTTGCCACCTGAACTTGTAGCCAGGACCAGCGAATGCCCACTTATGATCAGAATGGAAATCAGGTCAGCCCTCCGGGTTCGCCCTACGGGATCGGTCCAAATGGCCCGATCATAACGCAGATATTCGCCCTAGAAGAAACGATCACCATCCGGAGAATTCGAGAAGCAGTACTCGGAACGGATGGCGGGTGGCTAAAGGCGATTGATGCGCAGATAGCGGCATTGCGGGGGCAATTGAGCAAATAA